TATGGTTCAAACCACTTACGATCTAACTGCTGTGATTGACATGAACAAAGAGCGCCAGAATGACGGCACTAATGGTTGGACTAAATCGCGCGACATGAAGCACCAAGCCTTCATTCCAAACGCTCTTATTGAAAAGTGGATGGTTGAAGAAGGAATCAATGCTTACAACAAAGATCATTGGCCTGCCATTCGTCGCAAGTTGAATGATCCAGACTATGCGTTCTTGCGGACTTCAAAGGGCCGCATGTAAAGGTAAATTGAATGGCAACTGATTATACAAGTTTAGTAACTGAGATTACCAATTACGCTATTAGAGCCGGTGACGTTACCTTTATCGCAATGATCCCGACATTTATTTCTTATGCGGAAGTAGCCTTTACTCGCCAGTTGCGCATTAGACAGATGGAACAGGTTGCCACAGTTTCTCTAAGTGCTACTGATTCAAACGGATACCTAGCACTACCAACCGACTATTTAGAGTTCCGTAGTGTAGTTGTCCTAAGCAATCCAATCTCGACATTGGATTATGTAACTCCACAAAAGATGAGAATGCTTGAAAGCCAGTCTGCCGTAGGCGGTTCAACTCCTGCTTACTTCACAGTAATTGGCAACCAGATGAAGTTCTATCCGAATCCAGGGACGAGCAGCACTCTCTACGCAGATGTTGTCTACTACGCAAAGCCAGCAGCACTAGGCAGCACAAACGCAACGAACAACATCCTAGCAGCATACCCAGACCTTTACTTACATGGGTCATTGCTACAGGCGTATACGTGGGCAAAGGACGCAAGTGGGATTCAATTAGAAGCACAGGCAGTCAGCGCAATTATCGCAGACATTAAGAAAGCAGACGTTAGGGCGGAATATCCTGGCCTAACTGCCATTACGACAGACGTTACTTATTAAGGAGATTTATTAAATGGCTTCCACAGCAGGCGTATGTAATTCATTCAAGACTGAGTTATTCAATGCTACCCATAATCTGTCAACCGACACCATTAAGGTCGCGTTGTATACCACTTCCGCCACAATGACGCCCAGCACCACAACTGCTTATTCGGCAACGAATGAAGTGTCTGGCACTGGCTACACAGCAGGCGGAGCAACAGCAACAGGCAATACAGTCCAGTTGAACACCAATACAGCGGCATTCACTATTGCCAATGTTGCGTGGCCCACTAGCACTATTACAGCCGCTTGCTACGCACTCGTTTACAACGCCAGCAAGTCTAATAAGGCAATTGCCATTATCGACTTTGGCGGAGCATTCACCGACACCAACGGCACGTTTACTATTCCAATGCCAGCCGCTTCGACTGGCTTGGTTACGTACTCGTAATAGTGCCCTGTAATGGCTGATGTTACTACGCCCACAGCAACCAGATTTGATGGTATTGCTGGATGGTCGCTAGATGCACTTAACGCACTAGGCAGTCTCGACTCTTTAACAACTAGTCTTGACTCTCCTGTTTGGTCGTTAATGCAGAGGTCATTCGCGCCATCTATAGCAACATCTACACCATCGACGCTTAGTGGGACAGCATCGCTTACAAGCGTTTCTGTAACGGCATCAGCAACCACAGCAACAGCCGCAACAATGGCTGGAACTGGTCTTGCTGGCAGTGCGTATGTAATTGCGGCCATCACAGTAAATAAGTCAGACGCCTATACGCCAGTGCCGACATTCGCTTGTGCTTCATCGCTAGCAACAGTCAATCCGACTGTGGACACAGCGACATTCACACTGTCTGGCACAGCCACATTGACGAGTGTCTACGCAGGGGTTGCTCCGCCAGTATCTTACTTCCAAGTAAGTGGCGTGCTGAACCAGCCGACGCCAGAAGTAGATACAGCAGTAGCAGCAACAATGTCGTCCATTAGTTCGCTTGGTTCTATTGGGTCGATTATTGGTGATGCGTTGACGCCAACCCCAGCATTTACAGGCAAGTCAAGTATGGGCGCTACTTGGATGATAGAGCAGGCGGGACTCATCCCTACTTGGATCAATTACAACATCGTATCAACCCCGTGGATACAGGAAAGCCCAGTTATTTGGTAATGGATTAATTAATGAAATACTTTGATGAATGGATGCCAGACACACCAGATTACCCCAACTCAGGCTTGATCGACATTAATAACGTCTTCGTGAAGTCAGTTGAGAAGGTAGACGCGAACACTACTTCCCACGACTATTCTCCTTTCGGTATGCCGCAATATCTACCCACTGCTTCACTATCAAAGCGTTGTCAGGGGTTCTTCTCTGCTAAGGCACCGAACGGACATTCCTATAATTTCGCAGGTGATGCTAACGACTTGTATCTGCTCTCGGCAGGTGTAATGACGAATGTCAGCAAGTCAACAGGCGTCTATGCCACACCAGCAGATTCATACTGGTCATTTACTCAGTATGGAAATCGCATTATCGCCACTAACGGATATGACAATGTTCAGTCATTCGTCTTGGGCACCGACACTAAGTTTAGTGACCTAAGCGCAGGCGCACCAATTTCCTACTACGCAGCAAGCGTCAAGGACTTCGTTGTATTAGCCAGTCAGTATGGCAACCGAAATACAATCCAATGGAGTGGCATCGACCAGCCTGCCTATTGGCCCGCCCCAGGCACATCTGGCGCTATCACCAATCAGAGCGACATACAGACTATGCCAGAAGGCGGTTGGGTAACTGGCATCGTTGGCGGTGTCGCAGGTGTTGATGCGGTGGTATTCACCGAAACAATGGTATGGACAATGATGTATAGCGGATATCCAACGCTGTTCGCATTCAAGCCAGTAGATAGAGCCAAGGGAACAACAATCCCAGGATCAGTAGTGAACCAAGGCGAGTTCATTGCCTACATCGGACCAGACGGCTTCTATTGCTTCGATGGAACTAACTGTATCCCTATCGGCAAGAACAAGGTCGATAAGTGGTTCTTCCAAAATGTAAATCAGAACTTCCTTGCCCGAATTACATCAGCAGTTGATCCAATCAATTCGCTGTTGCTGTGGTCGTTTCCGTCGAGGTCATCAAACGACGGCACACCAGACACAATCATTATCTACAACTGGTATTACAAGAAGTGGAGCAAGGTCACTTTCTCCCACGAGTTCTTAGGCCGCGCACTTAGTGAAGGTTACACACTAGAGCAGTTAGCCTCTTTCGGCACACTTGATACATTGCCATTTGGACTTGATTCCTCGGCTTGGTTAGGTGGCGCTCGTCTACTTGGAGTATTCAACCCTAGTCACCAGTACGGATTCATAAGTAGCACGACAGCAGCCAGTTACATTACATCAGGTATGGAGTTGGCAGACTTTGGAGCAACTACTTCCTACACCGATGTTAGGCCCATTACTGACTCTGCCAGTTATTCGGCAGCAATTGGAACCAAATTTATATTAAGCAAAGATTTCGTATGGACAGAAGCAGAGGCAAATAATGCTAACGGTGACTGTCCCGTTAGAGCAACAGGTCGTTATGTCGCCGTCCGAGTAGAGATGCCAGCCAATAGCACTTGGTCGCACCTAAGCGGATACGAAGTTACTACGACACCAGCAGGATTGAGGTAAACAATATGTTAGCAAGATTTAGCCCAGGACTTATGAATAGTTCACTCGGTGGCCCACAGATGCCAACCGCACCTCTAGCGCACTACAGCAGTAGCCAGCCAGGGGGATTTAGTTCCAACTCTACGGGATTAGGCGATCAGGCGCAGGCAAACCCATTGTCGCTTGGATCAGTAATGCAGAACCCAATCCTTGGGGGAGCAATCAAGCAACAGGCAGGTGATGCTGTGTCGTCCATCGTCCCGCAGGGCGCTAAGGACTTCATTCAAACCAACATTAAGAATCCCATTACAAACAACATTACCAATCCGCTTAAGTCAGCATTCCAAGAGAATGTATCAAAGCCATTCGGTGACTTCACCAGCGGCATTACAGACAGTATGGGTGTTAATGACGGCTTAACTGGAAATCTATTCGGCAGCGTTGCTTCCAAGGGTCCAGTAGAAATGTCACCCCTATCAGCACCAGAAGGTGGTCTTGGACTAGGTGGATCGCCCGCTGCTTCTGGTCTTCCATCGGCAGCCGACACAGCCGCATTCACTGGCTCTGGCTTGGAAGGCGGTGGAGCAATTGCCCCAGCCGCAATAGCAGACGGAACATTGCCAACAGCAGCATTCAACGCAGCAGGCGCAGGCGGATTTGAAGGCGCATTCGGCGGTGGTCTTGGTATGGGATCGCAAGCAGGCATTGGCGCTGGATGGGGCGCAGGTATTGGAGATGGTGCCGTTGGAGCAGGACTAGCGAGCAGCGAGGCAGCAGGCGGCGCAGCGATGGGTTCCAGTGCGGCCGCAGCAGGTGGCACAGCCGCAGCAGAAACAGGACTTGCCACAGCAGGCGCAGCCAATGCTTGGAACCCTGTTGGTTGGGGACTGTTAGCAGCCGCAGCCGTTTACGGCATCGGTTCAATGGCAAACTGGTGGTAATGATGCTCCACTTCCCATCAGCAGCAAGTGACCTTAACTCGGACGATC